ACATTAGGCGCCTTAACAGAACTTGTTTTTGGTGATGGCACAACACAAGACACGGCACATCGAGGCGAGAACACAGCAACATTTAGTATTCGTGCTTCAAGTGCGATCTCTACAGGTAGTAAAACAGACACCTTGTTCAGAGTTCCTTACAACGCCACATTCAAACAATTACAAATTAGATCTGGTGCGACAGGTGGATTTACAGGATCATTCACGATTGCTGGATCAGATTTCGGTGCAGTCACAACAAACTCGATTCATGGTGCGACTTTGGGAACACTAGGATTCACCGCAAGTTCTACCTCGTTTGACTTTGCCTCTGCCACGGCAGGAGATTTCTTGTTCTTCAATGTAGGTTCAAACGGTGCAGGAGCGACCACAGTTCAAGCCTTCGTGACGTTTGAAAGGAGATAATGTATGGCATTTGATGTGAGATATTGCAATCCAGACTTATCTACCGGAAGCAATGACGGAAGTTCAGAGGCAAATGCTTTTCAAACTGTTGCTGCTGCCGAGACTTACATTGAAACCAACGGTCCCGGTGTGCATATGTATTTTAAACGCACAGCATCAAGAGTGAATGCAACCATTAACTTGAGTGCTACCTTTGCAGACACTACAAAGAAAACAATTCTTGAAGGTTATGAAACAACTATTGGTGATAACGGTAAGTTTCAGATTGGTCACAGTGGCAATGGTCAAGTGCGTTTACAAACCGCTGCTGATGGGGTGATTCTTCGCAACTTTGACATTGAATATTCAAGAACAGACAGCAACGGTGTTTTATACAGTCAGGGTATGACAAATGTAATTGAAAACTGTAAGATTCATAATCTGAATACTGGTGCAGACCGCACAGCGTTACGATACACCCAAGATTGCACAATCATCAACAATGAAATATCCGCTGCTGCTGCATCCTTTGGTGACTCACACGGAGTCATTGCCGGTTCAACTCTTCGTGGTGGGATCATTTGTTACAATATAATCAAGGGTGCTAAGGGTATAGAAAACAATGTGCGTTTCTTTGGATTTTCTTGTGTTGGAAATGTGATTATGCCGAACGCTTCTGACAGTGTTGATTTAGATAAGGGCATTCAAATGACACTCGCACAAGAGGGATCAGGTGCAAGCGAAACCAGAAATGTTTTGGTTTCTGGGAATACCATATTCAACTTTCAAACCACTGGTATTGAAATCACCGAGCAAACCAATGACACCGACGCATATGCAAATATGTTCACGCAAAATCTTTTCTTTGCTGGTGACTCGTCTGCGAAGGGTTTTCTCAACTCCGACTCAACAAATACAGCAATCGCTTGCTTTTCAAACAATGCGATGAACTCGGATGTGATTTCGTCTAGTAATCGTTTCAATGGCTTTGGTGACACACCAACAGATCACGTTGTTCTCTACACTGGCAATCCGTTTGTTGACAATGACCCAACAAAGGGTATTGATAGAAATAGTAGTCTTTACAAAGCAGGATTCTTTACATCAAACTTTGGGGCAGTTCAGAATGAAGACTTTGAGTTTGTTTCAGTTTCATAAAGGAAAATAAATGTCATTCGATAGAGAAAAAATAAACAAAGAGATTGAAGATCTAATTTCTTCAGGTGAAGATGTTTTTGATTTTGACTTTAGTTTTGCTGATGATATAGAAGTAAAAGAACACACCGGCGCATCAAGTGATGAGAAGAGCAAATTAGAGGCTCTTGAAAAACTTGTTTTGCCATTGCTGTATAACCTGAAGAAAGACACATCCAAAGATTACATTCTTTGGGATGGTGCAAAGCGTGCCGCACAATGCGAAGAGCAGATAACTAGAATCTTAGAAATTACCAGAGGGTAATCCTAAAGTATTAGTATAAATATACTTAAGGAGATTCTTTATTATGAAAAAAATTGTTTGTATGTTATGTGGTATTTTTACCTTTAGTTCTTTCGCTAGTGATGGTGCTGGCAAACCATCTGATCCCGATGCTATCGCAATGTGGATCGATGATCTTGGTAGACTCACTCCGTTCGGTCGGACGTTCGATGTCTATATTCAAACTGGTTTTGATCCCGACTTTTCGTATCCCAACGGCGACCCACGCCGACCGTACATGATTGGCTCCACCCGTGGCAGTGAGTCACCAACCCGAGCGTTTAGTTGGACGATTGAAGGAGACATCTTCAAGAATAGCAGACCAGACAACCTTTATCCTTGGTTAGACAATTGCCAAGAGTGCATCGACTATTGGACGATTGACACAGGCATTCTTTGTCCAGAAGCGGGAGAGTATTGGGATTGCATTCAGTCCAATCCCTACCAGCGATGGATGTACTTGGGTGCCAAGTTTACCCCAATCAATTGGTACTTCGACGGACCACAGGGATGCTGTCCAAGGAGTAATGGCGATATTGTCGATCTGGAATACGCATGGTGTGACTCATGGATTCTGCATGGTCCTCTTGGTAAGAAGTACGGCAGCCAGAGTCCACAATACAAGTATCCAGCAGTGCAGCAACAGCACAAGGATCTGATGGATTCACCTGTGTCGAAGTTCTGGCCTCACCGTGAAGACATTGTGGGAGAGCGATGCTGCTCTGCTCCATCTCAGAATGACTACGGCGATCTAATTCGTTGGAATGCTGACGTTGACTGGATGAGCGAGAAACATCCTGGCTCTTTTCATATCGCAAGGTTTACGGGCCCGAGTCACTTTTCTTCAAGTGGTGTAGTTCGCTTTGCTTGTGGCAATAACCATCCGTGTGAACCATCGCTTTATCAAGTCACTTATACCCCCGACAACTCTTGCCCATCTGACTTAAATGAAGATGGTCATGTTGGCTTTGAAGATCTCTTGAGAGTTCTTAGTGATGTTGCTGGCTATAAGTATCACTATCAGACTAACAACGGCTTCGAAGCAATTGTTAAGGTTCTATCAGAATGGGGCTCTTGCTAAACTTTTAAAAAACTAAATACTTACTCAATCGGTGGCCGTTTCACAGTTTCGGTCACCGATTTTTTTTGCGATTAAAAGGAGAGATTATGATGAAATACTTGGCGCTGACACTAGCGACTGCTGCTCTTGCTGATATCGGCGGAGACCCAGTAGCATTACTTGAGTCAGAAATTTATGGCGAAAACTGGGCTGCTACAGTTAGATCATCTGTCTACACAGAAAACGAGCAACAAGATCAACTAGGACTGCCTGACGGTTCAATACTAATCACATACACAATCTACAATAGCGAAGAATCACTGTCTGAAATTGAAGACGTTGACATTTTTGTTGGCACTAAAACCGAAGAAAATAGTCATCTTTCTGTTCCTGGATATTTTCAACAACCAACAGATGATGAAAACAGACAAGCATATAACGCACCCGACTATGTTGATTTTGCATACGAAACAGGTTTGTACAACTGGGACTGGGGCGCCGAGGGAAACTTTTTCTCCTCGGGGTTGAAGCCTGGGGAATACTCGACCCTTTTCGTGATATCATGGACAGACGGTTGGATCGAGAGTCCTGGTATCGTTCAGGGTGGAGGTGACGCAGGGATCTTTTTTGCTTTTGTTCCTGAAATTGACGGGCAAGAAATACCTGCACCTGGCACACTCACTCTTCTTGGTCTTTCGATCATTGGCAACAGATCTAGAAGGCGTAGATAAGTTGTATAAATAGATGGCATGGCAAGATATGTCGATCTAGATTTAGACTTTGAAAAAAACCCCTTCACGCTTGACGTTAACACTAAAACAGATGTTGATGCTGTAAAACGATCTATTCGTAACCTGATTATGCCAGGTAGATACGAAAGACTTTTTCAGCCAAATCTAAGTGCTGGTGTTTCAGGTCTTTTGTTTGAACACATCACACCTGGTTCAAAACACACAATCGAAAGACTGATTCAACAAACTATTGAAAATAATGAGCCAAGAGCAAGACTTCGTAACATAGTTGTCGAAGAAGAAACTGGAAGCAATGAACTTCGAGTTGCAATTGATTTTACAGTTTTGAATGTATCTCAGCCAGCGACACTTGAATTCACACTTAGAAGGTTACGATAATGGCAACAAACGATCTAAAAGTAGACGCTCTTGATTTTGATACAATCAAAAGCAATCTAAAGTCATTTCTACAATCCCAAGACACATTCAAAGACTACGACTTTGACGGCTCTGGTCTTTCTGTTCTTCTTGATGTGCTTGCATACAATACTCACTATCAAGGTTTCTATGCACAACAACTCGCCAATGAAGCGTTTATTGATACTGCTGTAACAAAGAGTGCTGTTGTTGCAAATGCTAAAACTCTAGGCTACACGCCAACTTCGATCACTGCACCCACGGCAGTTGTTGATGTTGAGTTTGCTACTCAGCCAACAAGTGACACAATTGCTTTTGGTACAAAGTTTACAACAACGATCAATGGATCTACATACACATTCATTGCCGACAAGGATTACTCAATTGTTTTTGATACTGTCTTGTCGAAGTATGTGGCTAAAAATGTGAACATCAAAGAAGGTTCACTCAACTTCTTCACATATGTTGCAGACCTAAACAGCGAAAATCAAAAGTTTTTAATTCCAACAAACAAAGCAGACACAAGCACATTGACTGTTCGTGTTCAAAATTCTAAAACAGACACCACAGGCTTTACTGATGTCTGGCAAAGGTCTGTGAATGTTACAGACTCTACAAATGAAACTAAAGTCTACTATCTACAACAAAATCAAGACGGAAAGTATGAAGTATACTTTGGTGATGGCATCATTAGCAAATCACTAAGCAGTGGCAATCTTGTTATTCTACAATATCTAGTAACAAGCGGCCCAAACGCTAACGGTGCAGGTAAGTCTGATGCTGTTGGTTCAAGAACGTTTAGTTTTCAAGGTAATCTAGAAGCAACTGCAACCGTGAAAGTTGTTTCTTCTGCTTCAGGTGGTTCACTCTCAGAAAGCATTGAGTCGATTCGCTTCAACGCCCCAAAGATGTATCAAACACAAAATCGTGCCGTGACATCAGAAGACTATCAGGCAATTCTTCGACAAGAGTACGGTGACATTGAATCTGTATTTGTTTGGGGTGGTGAAGAAAATGATCCTCCTGAGTATGGTAAAGTTTTCATCGCTGTAAAACCAATTTCAGGAAATGAACTTACAGTCACCGAAAAGGAATCTATCGCAAGAAAAGTTGTTGATGGTAAAAACATTATTGGTATTATTCCTGTTGTCGTAGATCCTGATACACGTTATCTTATTGTTGATACGACTGTGTACTACGATCAAAACAAAACAGTTAAAAGTTCAGATAGTATCAAAGAGTTGGTTCGAAGCAAGATTGTAAATTATGGAAACAATACACTTGAAAAGTTTGGTCGTGGTTTTAGATACTCTTCTTTTGTGAAGGATATTGACTCTGCTGATGTGAGTGTTTTGAGCAACAATACAACCATCAAGGTACAGAAAAGACTATCACCAACACTCAATTCAACCGCGTCTTACACAGTTGACTTTACAACCAGATTGCACCACCCACATGCTGGTCACGCTTCAATCTTAGAGTCAACCTCATTCACATACTACGACAGTGAAACATTGTCCAACAAAACTTCTTTCTTAGATGATGACGGCAATGGCAATGTTCGTATTTACTACTTAGATGGTTCTACCAAAAAATACATTACTGAGTCTTTAGGAACAATAAACTACACGACAGGTAAAATTGAATTGGTAAACTTTACGCCCGTGTCGATCACATCTGGTGATGCGTTTATCAAAATTACTGTGTTGCCTGGCGATCCAGCAGGTGCGACAGACATCAAATCTGTTCGTGATCAAATTCTCACAATCGACAGTACAGACAGCACAGCGATTACGATTAATGTGTCGCAAGATATTCTAGATCGTGACTACACAAACACAGGCGTCAGCCTGAGTGCGACCACGACACAATCAACAACAACTACACAAACTTCTCAAACAGAAACGAATATTTCTTCCGGCGGATCATACTATTAATGTCTAGACCATTAGTATCACCATCAATACCAAACCAGTTGCCTGGTTTTTTCAAGGTAGATCACCCTACCTTTGTTTCGTTTTTAGAAGCGTATTACGAGTTCTTGGAGCAAAGCAATCCGAAAGCACCAACAGACTTTGCTGATATTGAAGATCTCGATGAAACACTTGAAACATTCATAGAAGATTTTAGAAAACAATACCTTGCTGATTTTCCCGAAAGTTTGGTTCTTGATGAGAAGAGTGGTAACCCTGTAAACAAAAGAAAACTTATCAAGAACATTGATCAATTCTATCGCTCAAAGGGTACACCAAAAGCAGTCAAGTTTTTGATTCGTGTTTTGCTAGATGCAAATGTTGACATCTATGAGCCATCAAGAGATGTCTTTCGTCTTTCGGATGGTAAGTACATTCAAAACAAATCAATACGAACAACGACCACACAAGGGTCAAGTCTTTTCAATTCACCAGGTCAAGAAATTATTCAGCGTGACAACACAGGTGGAATTACCACGAGAGCAAAAGTTCAAACAGTAAACTTTTTTGATACATCAACAGGTAAAGTTGCAGAGTTTTTTATCAAAGACATCAACGGCACTGGCTTTGTTGCAAACGAGCCTGTAGAATTTGAAGATTCTTCTGGTAACAGAATTGTTGAAAATCAAATATTCTCAGTAGTAAAAACTATAACGGTAGATACAAACAACGCAGGAACAAACTACGAAGTTGGTGACAAAGTTATTTTCGAAACTGTTTCGGGTGATAATGGTCAAAACGCAGAGGCCTCTATTTCTGAAATCGGAAGCAATGGAGAGATAAAGAAAATACGAATTGATAATTTCGGTTTCAATTACAATTCAAATCCAAATATTACAAAGGTTGAATCTGTTTTTGGAACAGGTGGTGTTACTGGGATTACAACTACTATAGGATCTTTGTGTGAGTATCCAGGATACTATTCTTCTAATGATGGTCTTATCTCAACCAATAAAAGAGTTCAAGACAACAAGTTCTATCAAAACTTTTCTTACGTTGTTCGTACAGAAGCCACCATTGACAAGTATCGTGATGCGTTGTTGAAGATTGCTCACCCAGCAGGTTTTGGTTTCTTTGGTCAAGTTCGTTTTATTCGAAGTGTTTCGTCTGAAGTACCACACCATAATGTTGCCTTTGTAATACGAAACAAACTTATAGGCAACTTTGCACCATACACCAACAACACAAAAGACAATCTTCGTGATTGGTTTAGAACAAGCGTAGATGGTGCTACACAAGGCTACGATCCTGCAATTCACGGAAGAGCAATTACGACTGATTCTGGTGCAGTCAACGATCAATTCGGAACACCACTTACTGGCAACCCAATATCAGCAGAAATCTTTTTTGAAGAGTATGGTATCTCAACAGACCCACTGTCTGGTCCTGGTTACGGTTCGTTCTCAGATCCTTTCTACATCATCGAGACACACCCAAATGTTGAGTTAGATCAACAAGTTGTAAACGGTAGAGTTTCTTCTTCATTCAAGAATCAAGTCTACAACGAATCAAATCCAGACGGCACAACGGGTTGGAAAGAATTTCAAAGTGTCTATGGGCCGAGTGGTGTTGCAGGACTCTCAAACGGTTCTGATAATTGGTACAATGCCTTTACTGGCGACAACGCATTTGTTTCTCTGAAATATTTCAAAGGCGAGACAGAGATGAGAAAAATCTTTATTCGTTCGTTGCTTGAAGGAACAGGTAGAGTTCCAACGTTTGATTCTCGTAGATCTGATGGCTATTCTACGACATAAATACAATAGTTTGGAGAAAATAAATGGTAGTTTCAGATCCATTTCGACAGGGTTATAGACATTTCTTAAACGGTATTCATTACGACAAGTATCAATTCTTGTCAAATGAGTATTGGTTTTTAGGTATTGGTAAGTCAACACCTTGGCGTGATTCTTTTAACAACAACGTAGATAATTCTCCACCAACAAACACAGACTCAGTTCAATCAAAAATTGACTTTAGCAGAAACATGTTGGCTGCTAAAAGAATATTCCCTGGCGATATCTCGATGATCGTTCCGAGAATCAATTGGGAAGCAAATACAGTCTACACTCAGTTCGACGATCAGGTTGACCTTTTTGATGATGTGAACCCAGCAAACTTTTACGTTTTGGTTGAGAACAGAAGAGTTTACAAGTGCATCTTCAATAACAACGATTCGCAAAGTATAGTTGCCCCGACTCATACAGACGCAACAATTCGTGAGTTGTCTGATGGCTACAAGTGGAAATTTTTGTTCACTCTCACAGAGGACAACGAAGAAAACTTCTTGACAGATGACTTTATTCCTGTCGAGTATCTAAATGATCGACCGACAAATACTACGAAACTTCTACAATACAATGTTCAACAAGCATCTGTTGATGGTGCCATTGATCATGTTGAGATTGTTTCTGTTGGTGCTACTTTTGTCAATGGTATTCCTGCGGGTAGCGATAGCAACTTCTTCACCACAAATGTTACTGCTGATGTAGGCACAACAGGTATTATCAAATCAGAGTTGTCATCGATTGATGCTGCAAAGATTGTAGACTTCTCTGTGAAGATTGATTCTGGTCAAGGTTCTGGACAGCAAAGAAGAATTGTCTCTGCTACACAGGTTGATTCTTCTAGTGTTCAGATTACAGTTGATCGAACATTTGATGTTGGGCTCAGTTCTTCAAGTTCTAAGTTTTCTCTAGTACCCACTGTTGTTGTTCGTGGTGATGGATCGTCGAAGAGCAACACTCTCAACACGAAGAACCCTCATGCAGAGTTTAGTGTTCTTCTCACCTCATCGAAGAGAATTGATAAGATTCAAATTCTAGATGCTGGTCAAAACTACAACTATGCAAAACTTGAAGTTCTACCAAAAGACCCTGGTGCTGATTCTACCAATCAAAGTGCATCTCTTCGACCAATCATATCACCAAAGGGTGGTCATGGTTCTAACGTACCTGAAGAACTTGGTGCATCTAAAATCATTCTTTCAAAATCATTCATTTCATCTGAGTCTTCAAAACTTGATGTAAGCAATGAATTTAGACAGTTTGGTATCATTAGAAATCCAGAACTCAACAATCGAAGATTTACACTTTCACTTCTAAGCCCTACAATTGCAACAGACTTTACGGTTGGTGAAACTGCACAACAAGGATTTACTTCTGCTGCTGGTGTCACGGCATTCAGTCTCGTTCGAGGCACAGTGGCCTCTTTCTCGAAGAGTGCTGTTACTGGATGCTCTGAAGTTGTTGTTAATAGCATCTCAGCCCTTACTGCTGCAACTGCATCTGGTTATGGTTTGACATTCCAACCAAACGGCGTTCTCTTGGCAAACGATGGTGCAACAGCAACAATCATCGATGTTCGTGAAAACAAATTTGCAGGAACAGAAAAATCTGATCTTCTCATTCTAACACTTTTACCTACTGGTCTTTCTTCTGCATTTACAAAGACAAGTTTCATTACAGGTCATCATGTCTTTGGTGATGGCAATACACTAACAGCAGACTCATTTAGAGAGCCACTGTCGAGATCGTATGCTTCTGGTAAGATTGACAGTTGGGTTGTGGATCCTGGACTAAACACTGGCGATTTGAGACTGAAGAATGTTTCTGGCACATTCACCAAAGATGAAAATCTCAGTCAGTTCGATTTCGACTTCACAGACAAAATTCTGAACAAGGCAAGAATTCAAAAGATTTCAACAGGAACAGTTGATTCACAAGTTCTATATGATCAGAGAAGAGTGCTAAATATAACTGGCGATGGTTCTAATCTGACGATTAATTCTTTCGCCGCAGACGCTTCGTTGACATTTGCCGATCACACAGGAACAACATCGTCGATTGTAGCAGAAGCAGACATTGTTGAATATAACTTTACTGGCGGAACACTCACACTCACAAATCTCTTCAACAATCCAGTTGTAGACCACTTGTTCAAGTCATCAGACAGCACACCCATCGACGTTAAAGTTACAGGCGTCACGCACGAACAAGAGTTGAAAAACGTATCAAGGAATGTTGAATACATTCAAAACGTAAGACCAATCAGTAGAAACTTAGAGCAAACAGAAGATACAAGAATTATTCTTGGTTTCTAATCGGAGAAAAAAATGGCATATGACCCAAGCCTGTTTAATGTAAACCCCTACTACGATGACTTTGACGAAGACAAAAAGTTTCTTCGTGTATTGTTTCGTCCAGGTTTTGGTTTGCAAGCAAGAGAGTTGACACAAGTTCAAACAATTCTACAAACACAAGTTCAGAGATTTGGCGATCACATCTTTGAAAATGGCTCAAAGGTTGTTGGTTGTGAAGTTAGTGATCAAGACGTAAACTTTCTCCGTGTTTCGAACATCACAGGTACTTCTAGCATAACTTCCGCCTTTGAAGATGCTACTATCTTCAATCACACAGGGGCCACAGCACAAAAGGCTAAGGTCATCAAAGTTCTTGAAGCAACAACTTCTGACAACTTCAGCATTCTTTTTTACAAGGAACTAAATGGCAATACAGGAGCCCACGGTGCTGCTGGCTTTACAACAAACAATGTTTTGACTGCAACTGCTTCGAACGATAGCACACAAACAGTTCAGTTTACAATTACAGGCCACGTTGCATCTGGCCCAACTGTTACAGGAACATCAATCGGTACTGCAAAACTTGTTGGTACAAATCAAGGTATTCGTTATGTAGATGGTTACTTTGTCAAGACTGATCAACAACAAATACCTTTGTTCTTGAATGATACATCATCTGTTCGTGTCTTTGATGATCTCACAACAAAAGTTGGTTACAACATCAACAAAACAATTGTTTCAAGCACAGATGATTCATCACTGAATGATCCTGCAAATGGTTTCTTCAACTTCTCGGCACCAGGTGCAGATCGTTTCAAGATTGATTTGGATCTTTCGAATATTAGTTTTGATCCAAACAGTAGCGGAACAACAGGTCCAGAATCAAACTTTATTGAAATCTATCGTCTTGAAAATGATGTCGTAACAAAGAGAGAAAAGTACCCTGACTACTCTTTCATTCTTGATACGCTTGCAAGAAGAACTTATGACGAGTCTGGAAACTATTCGATTCGTGACTTTGATTTGAACATCACAGGTGGTGATCCAACATCTCTTACAGCAAGCCTCGGTTCGGGTAAAGCATACGTTCTTGGTTATGAGATTGAAACAATCTCACCAACAAATCTAAAACTGAACAAGGCTCAGTCAACTGCTGTTCTTGCGGATGACAGTCAGATTGAAACAAACATGGGCAATTATGCCGTTGTCACATTCCCGACTGGTGCAACTGTTACATCTTTCGGTGAATCATTCGATCTAGAAACTCATCCAACAGTTATTCTTGCAACAGGCAACGATCTATCCGTAGGAACTGCCAGCACAAGTGTTACCGGTGCAGCAGGATTTGCTAGAATTAGACAGATCGGTGTTGAAGACTCGTCTGCTGCACCACCTAAGTATAGAGCCTATCTGTACGATATTAAAATGAATTCTGGAGCCTACTCTGATGTTACACACATCTTTAGAGAAGGTGGTGGAGCAACTGCACCAATCTTCTCTCTAACTGGCTCGACAGGCAATCTTACAGCAACAGATCAAAACAATCTTATCTTTGAAGTTCCCAATGTTGAAGCGATGAAAAATGTCACCGACATGGAAATTCACTTTAAGAGAACAAGATACTTTACCAATCTTGTTGCTGGTGAAAAAACATTTACCAGAGGTGATTTTGGTATAAACAACTCTGGAACAAATGTTGTTTTTGCTGGGTCAAACACATACACAGCAATACCAAACAACACGGTTACTGTTGCCTTTGAACGAGATGGTGTCGTTCTCGATGGTCAAGCAAGAACACAAAACTCTTCTACAGAGGCTCAAATTGATCTGACCGATACAGGCATTACGTCTGCATATGTCACCGCAAATCTTAAGATTCAATCCACAACACCGATTAGAACAAAAACACTAACCACAAAAACACTAAGTAATCAGCGTCTAGAAGCAGGCACAACCGGTGCACAATTCCAATATTTTGATGGTGATGTTGATGTCTTTGATATCGTTTCGGTCACAGGTCAAACTGCTGCGGGTGTTGATTTCAGTGTCACGGACTTCTTTAATCTAGAAACAGGTCAAAGAGACAACATGTACGATTGGTCGAAGTATGTTCTTAAAGATCAACACAACGCATTGGGTCTGACTGCGATTGACATCACCTATCGTTTCTTTGAAAGAAGTGGCAATGAAGGTCCGTTTATTGTCAACTCTTACTCTGGTCTTTCAACAAGTGGCATTCCAGAATACACAAGCCCCAACACAGGCAAAACTGTTTCTCTTGCAAATGTTGTTGACTTTAGACCAGATCGTGACGGATCTACATTCTCGTTTGGTGATGGACCGACATCTTCTGGTATCACAGGAACTGCCGATGATGCACAGGCAATTATTCCAACAAGAGAAATTTCTACTTCTACTATTGAGGGTAGTTTCTATCTGCCAAGAATCGACAAGATTGTACTTTCAAAAGATCGAAACTTCAAAGTAGTAGAGGGTGTGCCTTCTATCAATCCTCAAGAACCATCAGATCTGCCTGATGCGATGACATTGTACACAGTTCAGTTGAACGCAGATACGAAAAATGGTTCTGATCTTGACATTGATAAGCAAGAAAACAGAAGATACACAATGCGTGATATCGGCGAGATTGAAAGAAGAGTTGAGAATTTAGAGTATCTTACAAGAGTTTCGTTCGAAGAACAAGATGCTCTCGGATCAATTGTTATCGGTCCCGATGGCACTGAACAGTTTAAGAATGGTGTTCTAGTTGACTCGTTCGAAGGTCACAGCATTGGTGATGTGACTAATCAATTCTACAAAGCAGCAATTGATTTTGATGAAGGTGAGTTGCGTCCTACATTCGAAAGTCGAAACGTAGAGTTTACCCCCGATCCAAACTACACTGCTGGTATCACAAACTCTGGTTCGTTGTTGACTCTGAATTACACAACAGAAAAATACATCAACCAAATTTTTGCAAACACCGACACACTTATTAATCCTCTTGCCAATATCAACTTTATTGGAACTATGGAACTTTCACCTTCGAGTGATATCTGGTACGACGAATCAAAGAGACCAGAAGTTATAACAAATCGTGAGGGTCAAAACGATGCCTGGTTAGCAACAACTGCGAGACTAGGTTTCGGAACAAGATATGACGACTGGGCTTCAACATGGTTCGGAAGAAACCCCTTCAAAAGAAAAAGACTGAGACCCAGACTTCTTTTCTCTGGTTTACTATCGAGAAAACAAATTGGTTCTCTGAGTTCGAAGAAAGCATTCAAGACCTTTAAGAGACTTAGAGGTAAGTATGCACCAGGAACAATCGTTGACATTATTCTTGGTAGAAGAATTGAGAAAGATGTTCTTCGCTTCATTCGACCCAAGACCATTACAATTGAAGTGAAGGGTATGAAACCAAACACGGTTGTCTTCCCATTCTTTGATAGCAAAAATGTTTCTGCTAACTGCACACCTGCCAGTGGCTCGCTAGGAGATCCTATTGTTACTGATGCTAACGGTGCCGTGTCTCTTACCTTTGCTATTCCTTCTGGTACTTTCAAGCAAGGCAAGTTGCTGTTCCGCTTGATCGATGACAGTTCAAATGTTTCAACCAATGCAACAACTGTTGCCGAAAAACTTTATGTTGTACAAGGCTATCTCAACAATCAAGAAGCAAACATTCTTTCCACAAGAGAAATTGACTTCCAAAGAGAGACAGTTAAAGACGAAAGAATTTTTGAAGATGCGAAGAGCAAAGACAGCACAAGACCTGGTCTGAATGATCCTCTATCACAAGTCTTTAGCGTTTCATCTTACAGTTATCCATCTGGTCTGTTCTTAGACAGTGTTGATCTTTACTTCAGAGAGAAGGGAACAGAATTGCCTGTCACGGTTCAAATCAGACCGATGGTAAATGGTTTCCCAAGTCCATCAAAAGTTCTTCCTTTTGCAACATCTACTGTGAACGCTTCGTCAATTACAACAACCGCAACGGTGGATCCTGCTTCACCCACAAACTTCAAGTTTGATTCGCCTGTGTATCTATCGCCTGGTGATTACTGTATTGTTGTTCAAGCGAATGACACGAAACACAAACTGTGGGTCGGTGAAGAAGGTTCGTTCAGAATCAATACAACAAATCAAATCATCTCGAAGCAGCCATACGTTGGTGGTTTGTTCGAATCGCAAAACTCTAGTGCAAGAGAAGAAAACAAAATCAAGTCTCTCGCATTCAGATTGAACAAGTGTAAGTTTACAGGTCGAAGCGAGTCTGAAGGCAACAGACTGGTTACTCTACAGTCAAATACTCTAAACACAGACTATGGAACAACAACACTGCTTGGTCACAAGTATCATATCAACACATCAGAACTTGAGTTGCCATCAACCACTATTTCTTATCAACAGAAAACTAAGAAGACTGCTGGTGGTAGTTTTGAGACTCCTGAAAACACAGAAGTAAACGAAACAATTAAATTCTCAGATCGGTTGAAGAGAGAGGCTAATCCTTCTTCTGCAAATGAGATTCAAGTTTTGGCAACATTGTCTTCTGATAGTGACGATGTTTCTCCTGTAATTGATTTAGATCGTTTCAATATGATCTTTATTGAAAACGTAATTAATGCACAACAAGACAAAATTGATCTAGAAAAACTTGCCTCGCCTATTGGGGCTACATCAAGTGAACTTCCTCTTGTTCGATACATAACAAGACAAGTGAATCTTGAGCCTGGCTTCGAGTCTACTGATCTGAAAGTTGTTCTCGAACAACACAGACCAAACACAACATCAAACATTTTTGTTCTCGCAAAAGTTCTTGGTGATGACAGTAGCAATTTCGATGATCAGCCATTCATCAAGATGAACGCGGCGACTGCTCAAGCCTCAACGATTCAGGGCGAAGATGAGTTTATCAGTGTGGACTATACGTTGACTGCTGGAACAATTACTGGCAACAACTATCCGTTTGATAAGTTTGCTGTGAAAGTTGTCATGTATGACACAACAGATTCGACTGATGTTCCTAAAGTCAAGAATCTTTCTGCAATCGCGTTTGGAACGGTATCTTGAGTGTGCCTCCTAAAGTCGAAATTGAAGATAGCGATTACGTTCGTGATACAAAAAGCAAAGCGATACTTGCTACCAATCTTGACGAGAAGAAGAGATTTCTTTTGAGACAGAAAGAAAAGCAAAAAGTTTTAGCCATGGAACAAGATATAAATAACATCAAGAGCGATCTATCGGAAATAAAAGATTTGCTCGCAAAGTTGATTGAGAAATAAACATGCCAACATCTGATCTATTAAGTCCAGCACTAAGCAACCTACTGTTATCTGATACGTTCAACGAGTGGTTGAATCGTACCAACAGTACAATCGACTACCTAAGTCCGCTTAACCTTTATGATGTCAAGGCTGCAACTGCTTCTGGCATCACCGAGGGAAGACCAGCACCATACCCTCTTTCTACTGGTATCGTGACTCTTACCTTGAATCATAAGGGTGGTCAGCAAGGCATCTCTGCAAATAGCGACGGTCTACTTGGTCTTGATTTTAGAGGAATGAATGATCTAGGTGACGATATTGCTAATGATGATCTTGTGGCAGTTTTCGATGCAAACGCTGGTGTAACTAAAAAGGTTATTGCGTCTAAACTTCTTGCTCCTGAGATTTCAGGTAACCACACCTTTCAAAACAACGTCACGATTAGTGGCAATCTCACTGTCAACGGAACACAAACAACACTCAACTCACAAGATCTTCGCACAGAAGATGAACAAATTGAAATCGCTTTTCAAAATGAGGTTTCATTTCAACTCACAGCCGGACCATCAAATCTTACTGCTGGAACTCTGACCGTAGGACAGACAGCGTTTTATGCTGATGCCTTTGCAGATGCAAAAGTTAATACCGCAGAGGCTATTGGTTTTGTTAAGTCATACTCAATCTCAGTTGGTGATGGCGGCACTGCTGCAACTGCAAACGTTGTCATGCACGGCCCGTTTGCCACTGGTGGCCCATCTGAATTCCAAAACGGAGGTTTCCTAAACGTAAGTAATGTTGGTTCTGCGGCTGGTTTGACATACACAGTCAACAATACACCAGTTGGTGCGAGTGGTTTCCCAAGCGATGATGGCTACTTGAATCCTCCTGGTATCGTAATCAAAGGTTCTGATAGCGACAAGCAAATTCTTTGGTACAATAGCCCGAACTCATTCTTAGTAAACACCAACCTGGGTGTTACTGCTTCTGGTGCAATCAAGGGTGCAGTTTTTGACTCGAAAGAAACATCTCTTTACGGCACACTTGCGAACAACTTTATCTTTAAGTCAGACAAAGGCTCGAACACAGTATTTTCGATTGCTGAAAGCATGACAGGCAATGTTTTCAGTGCAACTCTTGGTACTGGAGGTTCAGACGGAACAGTAAACGAACTTACATTTAGTTTCGGTCTTTCTGGTCCAACAGGAGCAAAAGACGCTGCATCGTTTAGATTCTTAGGCGGCTCTGGTGCGAGTGGTCAGCAACTATCTAATATTCCAAATTCGATGTTTGCTGAAAACTTCAACGCAGATCAACTTGATGGTGCTCACGGATCTATTACTGCTGGTGCATATAAGATTCCCATTGCAGGTGCAAATGGTATCATTAATGAAGATTGGCTAGACAACTCAAATACACAAAGAACATTCACAGTTGTTGGTCATGGCCTTGCAGTTGGTGAAGCAGTTCGAATTCGTTCTGCAACAGGAGGTCTTACATCTGCAATTGCAACAACACCAGCAGAAGCAGAAGCAATTGGTATAGTTTCTGCAATCGACGGAAACGATGTTAGTGTTGTTCAATCTGGTTTCATTAGCGGTCTTGAGTCTAGTACAAAGATTCAATCGATAACAGGTGGAGAAGTCTTCTTCTTGTCAAGAACAATCACGGGCGGACTTACAACATCACCACCTTCATATGTTGAGGGTAGCAACCTTGTGCAGAAGCCAATGTTTATTGGTTTCGGCAATGGTTCTGGTTATGTTCTACCATATATCGGTCAACAGGTGCAACAAGCGACTGATGAGTTGTATCTGCAAGGTATAATTCCTGTCGGAACAATTTACCCATACACCGGTAGTGTTTTACCAAACACCGACTTTTTGTTCTGTAATGGTAATCTCAAGAAAAGAAATGACTTCCCCGATCTTGCCGATATCGTAGGTGACACATACAGCATCACAGATATTCTATTCACGAGAACAGATGCAGACAATGGTAGTATATCTCTTACAGGTGGCACAAGAGGTATTCTTACCTTTGCATCTGATAATGATCTTGGTAGACTGATTCTCAAAGACTCTGGTGGTGTCACCGCAGCGGTAGATGTTACACAAGTAAATGAGTCAACTAAAGTAATCACCTTTACAAGATCTTCTGGTACACTACCAACCTCGACTGGATCTGTGACCCTACAATCAAGTGCGAGTGACAATACAAACTTCTTCTTGCCCGACCTGAGAAACAGAAGTGCAATTGGTATTGGGCAGAATGATACTAACTCTCTAGTAAGAATTCTTGGTGAGCAAGGTGGTTCAGACAATAGTGGTTCTGACGGAACGCTCGATCCATTCCTTGCCACGAACTTTATCATTCGTGCAAAACCTGGTGTTCAGGCTCTAGTCTTTACAGGTCACAACCACGATGATCGTTATCCAACAATATTAGGCGGCTCAACAATTGCGACACCAAGTGTTGCAGGGGCAACTGCGTTTGGGGTGAAAGTAAATCGTTCTACTGGTGTTACTTTCCCGAACATTCAAATCGGCGGAGCAGGATCAAACGGTCCTCAAATCTATCACGAAGGTAATGGTGTTGTTGGTGCTGCTGGTGATTATTTGATCGGTGTTGGTATCAATGACAGTGCAGAACAAAACGCAGACTCGTTCATAGTCTACTCAGACAAGAACACCAACAATGCAAACCCATTTACAGACGGTCGTGAACTTCTTCATGTTGGAACAGATGGTAAACACTACTTTAGAAGTGATGGCGATGAGTCTGGTGTTGAAAAATACACACCAACAACTACAGGTCTTGAAGTTCTTGGTAACATCAAGGCAATCACTGGTCAATCAATCGGTGGTGACAAAACTACATCTCTTTCATCTGAGACAACAATCACACCAGACTTTGATACGGGTAACATTCAAACGTTTGAACTTGCAGAGTCAAAATCTTATACACTTGCAACACCAAGCAACATTCAACCAGGTGCTTATTACACACTTGTTTTTGTGCAGCCAAGTTCTAACCCATCAGCGATTACGAACATCAACTCGAACTATCTTTTCCCAAATGGAATTGAACCAACACTTACAAAGTCTGGTAATGCAATTGATATGATCAACATTGTTTGTGTTCCAACATCAAGCGGTAACAAACTTCTCTGCAACTTTAACACTGCACTTTCTTGAGGTAACACATGAGTAATATGTTTTCAACTCAGGCTTTTGAAGTTGATGCATTAGGTATTCCTAATGTTTACTTTAT